TAGAATTGCTTCTAGATACACAAAAGCTTTGGCACGTTCTATGTCTAATGCGAAACAAGTAAAAGCTGTAACACCGTTGAATAATGGTTTGTCCTCAGTGGCAACATTCAATGCGGGTGACGGCGTTTCTCTGTTCTCAACTAACCACACAACTGTTAGTGGAACAGCGGTTAAAAATACTTTAACTACGCAAGCAGACTTAAACGAAACATCATTAGAGCAAGGTCTAATCGACATTGCTGGAATGACTGATGAACGTGGATTGAGAGTGGCAGCTAGAGGGGTGAAAATGATTATCCCTTCAGCTAATCAGTTCAACGCTGAAAGATTGATGAAATCTCAAGGCAGAACTGGTACAGCTGATAATGATATCAATGCTGTAGTATCAATGGGAATGGTTCCTCAAGGTTATAGAGTGAACAATTTCTTAACTGATACTGACAGTTGGTATATTGTTACGGATGTACCTAACGGTATGAAAATGTTCCAAAGAGCAGCTTTAAAAACTGCTATGGAAGGTGATTTAGATACTGGCAACGTTAGATACAAAGCTAGAGAAAGATACTCGTTTGGAGTATCCGACTATAGAGGTATCTTCGGTGTAGAGGGTGCGTAATCCAAAATAAATTTGTGGCGGAACACAGTTCCGCCACATTTCACAAATAAGGTAAGAAATGCTTAAAAAACTCCTAGTAAAAATATGGGCTTACGACTATCACGCTAAATTTGAAGTTTTAGCGGAGGATAATCGTGAATCTATTGAAAAAGCAATCCTTGACAAATTAGGAGAAAAGAGTATAAAGTGGGAATCAACGGGAATGTTTCGAGATACCCGTAGAATAACCTATGAGGAGGTTAGTCATGACCGAAGACCTGTACAAACAAAAACGGTCCTTGGAGTTAGGGTGGCAGTATGAGTATAATCAACATGGAAAATATACTCTTAATATGGTCTAAATTGATGTGAAGATTAGAAGTATCATCACCCAGATCAAAGCTGAAGAATTTAAAGTTGCTGATAGAGAAAACAAAATCAGTGAGTCAGCTGCCCAAGTTTCTGTGGCAACTTAGATAAACGCCACATCGCTGAAATCGTACTTTTATGCAGGGATCTCTTGCACTCTATATAAAAATAATATAAAAATTACCAGATGACAGATTATCAAAGTAAAGCTATTCAAGAGGAGCAAAGTGATAGTTATCGCAAAAGCGCTGAAAAGAAGCTTAAAAATTTAAACAAAAACAGACAATGGGATGGAAGATCCCGACCCACAACTCAGAAGTATAAAGACAACTGGATAGATATTTTTGGTAAAAAGAAAAAAGATACCTTGCGCTCTATTTAAAAAAACGCTATAAAAAAATCACTATACAATTAATTAATTGGATATCGACGAGTATAGTCGACGGCCTAGAGACGATATCCCATAATCTAGGAGGATTATAAAATGGCAAACACAACCTTTTCGGGAACAGTCAGAGCAGAAACTGGTTTAAAAGTAGTTTCTAAAGCTTCAGCTACTGGCGCGTATACCGACAAATTTACAGTTAGTTGTGCAGGTGCAGTATGTGCATCAAGTACACTAGCTGCCGCAGGCGCAACAAGTCTAGCAACAACAGCTCGAATGACTGTTGGAACTGGTATATCTGCAGTAACAGCAGCAATTGTAAAACATTCAGTGATAACTGTTGGTAATATAATTGAAACAACTATTGCTTTAGACCTAACAGGTTTAAGTTCAAGTGCTGCAGCCGATATTATCGGTAAAGAAGCAACTGCTAATTGTCACTATGGACAAATTACAGCAGCTATAAACGGTACTATTTTATCTGGTTATATGCAATGTTTAGAAACACCAACTACTGGTGAACCAGACATTGATGTGTATACAGCGACTGTAGCTACTGGTACTGAAGATGCAGCAATTACTGCTTTGGTAGAAACAGCAGTGTTGGCAGCAGCAGCTGATTGGACTGGTTTATTAGCACCAAAAGGCTTTACAGTTGTACCGCCCGCTAACGGATATTTATATCTAGTTGGTTCAGGTGGTGGAACAGATGGTGTATATGACGCTGGAAAATTTATACTTAAAATGTATGGATACAGCGCGTAATAAATAACTTAAATTAGAGCGGGAGCTTCGGCTCCCTCTCTCTAACAGGAGAAAAAAATGGCAGACGCAGTAACAAGTCAAACTTTATCAGATGGCGATCGAACCGCTGTAATGAAGTTTACAAATATATCGGATGGTTCAGGTGAAGCATCAGTAAAAAAAGTTGATGTTTCAACTTTAACCGCGAATTCACATACAGGAGCCGTATGTGCAAGAGTTCATATTACACAAGTATGGTATGCAATTTCAGGAATGAGAATCGATTTAGAATGGAATGCTTCAACCAATGTTAAAGCATTAATCTTAGGTGGTGGAGTAACTCTAGAACCCACTAACGGACATTTTGATTTTAGATCCTTTGGTGGAATTAAAAATAATGCAGGCAGTGGCATTAATGGAGATATTGATTTAACAACTTTGCATCATACCGCTAATGATGCTTACACGATTATTCTAGAATTAAGTAAATCGTACTAGGGAGGTAACTTATGGCCAATACAACTTCAGGCACAGTTACTTTTGACAAAACTTTTGCAGTAGACGAAATTATAGCAGAAGCATACGAACGTATAGGTTCACAAGTAACTTCTGGATATCAACTAAAAACGGCGAGACGTTCTTTAAATGTAATGTTTCAAGAATGGGGCAATAGAGGTTTGCACTACTGGGAAGTAGGCGATACCAATATTGACTTAATCGAAGGTCAAGCAGAATATACTTTTTATAGAGCGACAGGAGATGGAACTTCTTCTGTGACTGTTGGTGGAACAACAGGGACTTCAACATATGGCATTGCTGATGTTTTAGAAGCTACCCTTAGATCGGATAGAACTGCCACAGACCAAGCTGATTCTACACTTACAAAAACAGATCGATCAACTTATTCTGGACTCGCTAATAAATTATCTAAAGGAACTCCCTCTAGATATTTTGTTCAAAGACTTATTGATAAAACAACAATCAATTTTTATCCAACACCCGATTCATCTAATGCATCAAAAGATGTTCATATTTTCTTTGTGAAAAGAGTTCAAGATGCTGATGCAACGTATACTGATGCAACGGATGTGCCTTATCGTTTTGTGCCTTGTATGGCATCAGGACTATCCTTTTATTTAGCACAAAAATACGCACCTCAAAGAGTTCAAGAATTAAAATTATTATACGAAGACGAATTAAAAAGAGCTTTGGCGGAAGATGGATCTTCTACAAGCACTTATATAACTCCGGAGTCTTATTACCCGAGTGGATAATTATGGCATTTGCAAGAGGAAAATACGCTAAAGCGATATCAGATAGAAGTGGAATGGAATTCCCCTATAATGAAATGGTTAGAGAATGGAATGGCATGTTTGTTCATAAATCAGAATTTGAAGCAAAACATCCTCAATTAGAACCACGAGGACATGGTGCAGAAGGACATGGTTTAAGGAATGCAAGACCTGCGAGAACTGAAAATGATGCTCTCGCTCTTTTAGGCCCTGATCCTTTTTCAACGATTGCGGCAGGATCTTCTTATATTAATGTTTATGAAAAAAGTCATGGCAGAGATACTGATGATACAGTACGATTTAGAGGACCGATCTGGACAAGTTCAGATGCTGATGGTTTTCAAAATCCAGTGACTTTTGATGGTATTAGCGGATCGAATATTGCAAACTCATCTGGTTATTCAATTACCGTTGGAAAAAGAGATTCAGATGGTGATGTGACTGCAACCGATAATTTCTACTACTTTACTGTAGACACAGACACTGCTACAAGTGGAGGAGTATCAGGAGGAGGCAATAATTGTTCGGCTGGTCCGGCAACGTTGGAAGCATAATGGTAATAAAATATATAGTAACACAAGCACTTAAAGCAGGAGTTAAAAAAGCTTCCAAAAAGTCAAACTGGAAGACAGTATGGCAACCAGTTAAAGAATTAGATAAAAAAACAGGTAAACC